AAAAGATTCTCTTCCTAATCCATCGTCGCAAATGCGTTGATCAATTCGTTATGGAAATTGAAGCCGACGGCAAAGATGATGTGATTGATATAGTGACATATCAGAAGTTTTCCATGCATAAACGATGCAGTGACTTTGATGATGAATTCAATCCATACGACTACGGCTACATAGTATCAGATGAGTACCACTACTTCACCGAAGATGCAAGTTTCAATGATACAACAGACGTGGCTTATGACATGATCATGGAATGTCCTACTGCGGTCAAGATATTCATGAGCGCCACGGGCGAGAATATTGAATCCTACATGAGAGATTATCTCACGGACAACGCCCAGAAATTAGGCATCAGAGAAGGCATAAAGCCACTGAAATACAAGATCCCAACCAATTGGTCATTCATAAATCAACTCTACTTCTTCTATCATGAGGATGCATTTAAACGCAAGGCAGAAGAGGTAATTTGCAAAGGTACAAAGGCAATCTTCTTTATTGAATCAGCCAAGAAGGCATACGAATTATACAAGCAGTTCGAGGACAATGCAATCTTCTGCTGTAGCGAGAGCAATAAAGATTATGCCAAATATATGGACAAAGAGAAGTTAAATCAGATGCTCGAAAATGAGAGATTCGAGGAAAACCTACTTATCACTACTGCTTGCCTAGATGCAGGCGTCAACATCAAAGATAAAGACGTAAAAGAGGTCATGATCGACATTCGTGATCTTGGTTCGCTGATCCAGTGCATGGGTAGACGACGTATCGGCAGAAGGAAAGACAATGGCGCATACTCAGAAAAGATTGACGTTTATGTTCGTGCGAGAACCAATGAACAATTAGGCGGTATGGTCACACAGATTAAGAAAGATATTACACCTGCGCAGTTCCTTGACTTCAATGGAGAAGAGGAATTTTACAGAGAATATCCAAGATTTAATGCTAACGTAGACAAGAGTGGAATCATCTATACTGATAAAAAGGATAATTGTTTAAAGGTCAATGAATTGATGCTTAAGAAAAAAGAGAGCGATATCGAACTCTACAATAAGATGATAAATCTCAGCGACTACGGATATTGCACATATCTTGCTGATAAGTTCGAGAGAACGCATAAATACAACAGAACTCGTGAAATTGAGAGAATGAGATATGAAATTTATGATCCAGAATGTATTGAAATTATGATCAAGTTGGCAAGATATGCAAGTGATAAAACAGAATTTTGTGATAAGTCCCAGAAAGATAAACTCGTACAGGAATTGGCTATTCGCAAAGATAGACGAATTGTTAAAACCGCAAAGACGATAAATGAACGATTATTGCAGATGGGGATACCTTATAAGATAAATGAGAAAAGAACAAAACGAAAAATTGATGGTCGTAGTAAGGACGTTAGATTGTGGACGATAGTTAGGGCGAGAGTATAAAATCGTCGTTTTTTGTTAATATTACTGGACTTTTAACTATTTTGCGTACGAAATTGTTACGATGCTTCTATATAGGGTCGTAACGAAAACGTACGCAAAATGGCATAAAACCCTTATAAACACTGGAGAAAACGACGATTTTAAAAAGAAAAAATAAAAATCCCCAATAGGAAATTGCGCTTGCCGCAATTGACAGAGAGCGAAAATAAGCGAAGCGTTTTTTGCGAGTTTAGTATGATAATAGGCATCCATACTGACATATATTTTGTGTTGGTCAAATGACCACCCGTAGGAGTGGGCGTTTCGACCTACAACAAAATGTGTGTCGGATGGTGCCAGATAAGTTGTTGAGTGTAAAGGTTTCCTCATCATGTTGGGGACAAGCCCCAAACCCCATGTAGCGCGATATCCTTTGATCGCTAACGCTCACAAAGCACATCACTTCCGCCCACTACAACCTACGGTTGCGTGGTCGATCAATACAGAACAATCAAAATCAAACAGAAAGGAGAAACAAATGGCAAAAAGTAAAGATAAAACATTGCTTCAAAAGATGCAGGAAATCTGCCCATATCACATTGCGAAGTATGTGCAATGGTATCTGTCAGACCAGAAAAAAAGATGCAAATGGGACGAACTGTGCCAATGTGATATGCAATTTAAAAGCAAGGACGGAACAAACAAAACAGAAGAATTCTGCGAGAACAATTGGCTCATTCGTGATGATGCTCAGAAAGCAATTAAAATATACATGAAAAATATGAGGACATTAAATACAATGCAGATTTACCAGAAGATGATGAACAAGGCACTGAACGGAGATGTCAATGCTGCTAAGTATGTTGAAAATTTCCACAACAGTGACTTCTTTGAAGATTCAGAGGACGAGTTGGACGTGTTATTATCTGGTATTAATATTCCTGCGCTCAAAGGTGGTGCGTGATGATCAGTAAAGCAAATGCACAAAAACTTGCTTGGCTGTGGCAAGATGAGAACAAGGTGGCTTGGATCGAATCTTTCATTAAGATTGCTGACAAAGAAGGAAAACTTGTGCCATTTATCTTGACAGACGAACAGAAAGAATTGGTACAAAATATGCAGTCAAACAACATTATCTTAAAGAGTAGACAGTTAGGTATCTCTTCTATTACCATTGCGCTGTCTATTAGAGAATGTGTGGTACATGAGAATACGACTTGTTTTCTAGTAAGTCACAATCAATCAAGTTGTAATACTATCTTTGATAAGTTAAAACAGCAATATCACAGTTTACCAGATATCATCAAACCGAAACTGATTGTGAACAACAGACAGGCATTATGCTTTGATAATGGTAGTAAGATCACGTGCTTGACCGCAGGGAACAAAGAGATTGGTCGTGGCGATACATTAAATGGTATCGTGCATTTATCGGAATTTGCTTTTTGGAAAAATGCAGATAAACAGTTACACGCATTATCACAGGCGGTTAGTGAATCTGGGAGAATCATTATTGAATCTACGGCAAATGGTTTTAATAAATTTTCAGAATTATACATACAAGCAAAGAACGGAGACAATTCATATAAACCGTTCTTTTTTAATTGGATTAACGGTAAATCATTGTTTGCTAATCAATATGAACAAGCCGTGGCTGAGTATGAAGCAAGAACGTCTCAGAAGATTAAAGATATGGAACTTGACGAAGATGAACAGGAATTATTGAAAATGGGTGCTTCTTTGGCGCAGATT